TCAATGCCGCCGTAAGTACCCGAAACCGGGCTATCAGGCACAGCAGCGCCCAAGCCGGTCAGGTTCTTACCAGCGTTCCCAGTACCGTCGAGATACAGGTCGCCGCTGATACGGTTAGCAATCTGCGCTTCAGCAACAGCCATACGACCGTCCAGCAGGTCGATGATTGCCTCTTTGCCGCTGTTCTGAATCATCTCGAGGCCGCTGATCGAAACTGCCGAAGCGTACTGAGTGATTGAGAACTGCGCCGCAGAGATCGGGCTGTTTTGCGACACATTCAACACTTCATAGCCGCTGTAGCTGTTGGTGTTGTTGGTAGCCGTGTCGTTGTACATAATCTCTTGCAAGATTACGTTACCGCCGGAGAAGGTCTTGACGTTTCCGCGTTCCTTCAGTCGGCGCAGCAGGGCGTTGTTGTTTGTTACGTTATCAGCGAGTTCACCAGTACGGCTTTGAATGTTAGTGGCGATAATGTCGCTGATAGCACTATTGGCGAATGCCATGATTAGTCTCCTATCAGGTTTTTAGAGTCGATCCGCTACGTTGTCGAATTGTTCGGCAAGCATGGATCGGCGATCTTGCGCTTTGGTAGCCGTTGTCGCGCCGGGTGCGGCACTTCTGACACTAACCGCTGCCGCTCTAGCCTTCTTCGCAGCTTGATTCGCTACGACCTTTTGCTGAGTCTCAACCTGGGCTTGTCGGCTCTGTTGAACTTGCTGATAAAGGTTGTCGTCTAGGCGTAATGCTTTTTCATACGCATCTTCCAATGTCGTTGCTACACCGCTTTGCAGCAGCGAAATCATTGTCGGTCGCGCTTCTTCAAAATGCTCAGCACGCATGGCAAAATTGTTGATTTCGCCGAGCAATGACTGATTCTGCACCTGCTCTTGTTGCTCTTTCCAACTCATCACCTCGCCACGAACTCGATTTAGTTCTTGTTGAAGTGCTGAGATATTCGGGTCAAACGGTTGTTGTTGCAACTCGCCGCCCAAAGTCACACCGTACTGCTGTGCGAGACGCATAAAAAGTTGTTGCTTTTGCTGCGGGTCGCTAAAACGTAATGCGTGATCGGCTTCCATCAAAGCCTTGACTGCTTGCGTGGGCTCAATGTTCAGCCCGCGAATGGTGTCCATGTACGGATTCAGCACCTCTTGGAACTGATCCGCAAGCCTTGCTTTTTCCATCAGGGGTTGAACCCCTGCCTTCATCTGTTCTTCGCGCTGCCAGGCGTATTCTTTCAGCCTGTCGTCGGCAGTCTGCCATGCGTCGTGATAATCCTTTTTCCATGACGCAGGAGGGCGCTTCCACACCGGTTCTTCAACAGGCTGTTCTGCCTGCTGCATCATTGTCTGTTCGGGTTCTTTCGCCGCAAACTTACCTTGATCGTCGCGGGGTACATCTTCGCGGGCAGTCTCGCCTGCGGGTGCGCTTTCAACTTGGTCAAACTGTTCCAGCAGTTTTTCTCTGCGGGTATCTTCTACGGGTGCAATAGCGTTCAGATCGGACATTTATCTCTCCCTGTGGGGGTTGCGGGTAAATCGTGCGTCGTCGCGCAGCTTGTTCAAAATCCTGTTTGCTTCCGCGTGCGTAACATTTGCCAGTTGCTGCCTCAAAACCTCCCTGCGGTTATCTTTAACAGGCGCAACTTTTGTTTCCATCTTCTCGTTGCCGACTTCGATGCAGCCATGCGCTTGCAGGTGCTCCCTGTGGCGGCTGCGGCTCGTAATCATTGAGCCGTCAATCATTGACTGATAAGGCTGAATGTCCGGCATCACATGATGCACAGCAGTCGGTTGGTACTCGCCAACTTCTATTGCTTCACCGTCAACGTAAACCCAACGTTTTCTCATAAGAGTAGAAGAATTTCCTCGTCATCGTTTTCAACGTGCTGATGCCATATTTGTTCAGCATTCTTAAGATCAGCGATCAATTTATCAAAATTAAGATTGCTTGTCAAAATCTGTTGTTTGGTTATGTAGTTAAGCGGCTCGACAACTTCGGGGATATCTTCCTTGCCCTCAACAATTCTTTCATACAGGGCGAGAACTTCTCGACGACGTTCTTCCCTTACCGCTTTTTCTCTTGCAAAGCGATCTTTCAGCTTGTCGCCATCATGGGTATCAAGATCGATCAGCGTGGGAACGTAATCCCACGTTGCTTCGTCCCATGTACCGGTGTCCCAACCCCCGTTCATGTTGCGATTTCAACTCCCACCGCTTTACCATCAGGCCCGCGGATGATACGTTTCGGTGCAGCCATGACATTCAGCAAGTTGTCAATCTTGCCCGCAGTCTGATCGTGCAGCATCGCCATGTCCTGCTGCAATTTCTCGACGTTTTGCAATGCCATCTGCACGCCGTTACCTAGCTCGGCAGTCATGCGCTCAGCCGAAGCATTTGCAGCCTCAACTAGCGGGATATCAACGCCGGGGTTAGCACCTATCCGCGCAACGGTAACTTTTGTTGCTGCATCAAGCTCAGTTTTCCAGCGGTTGTACTGTTCTTCCATCTCGGCTTTCTGACGGTCAAACTCCAATTTCTGCGCGTCCATCTGCGCCCGCATCTGCTCGACTTCGACTTCGCGCTGCGTCTTAGCCTGTTCAAGCTGCAACTTTGCTTGATCCATTTGCATTTGCGCTTGCAACTTTGCTTGCTCAATCTGCATCTGAGCCTGCATTTTGGCCTGTTCAAGCTGTCCGTCTGCCTGCATCTTGCCTTGCGCCATTTGCTGTTCTGCTTGCATCTTCAGCATTTCAGGATTTGGCTGCGGTTCGACCGGAGGCTTGTTGACTAGCTTGTTGATCGACTGATCAATAGCGCCCTCGATCTGCCTTGCACCCTTAAACGCACCGACGCCAAACTTGAGCAGTTCGCCAATCATCGGGATCATTTCGGGTACTTTCTCACCTAACGGCAATGCTTCGCGCAAGAACGAGCCAAACGCTTGCAGAAACTCGCCGCGCTCTTGCTTCATCTTCTGTTCGTCAAGCTGAACGAGGGAGTCAGCGGCCACTTCAATGCGGAAGTTCCGCAAAGGCTTGTCTTTCAGCAACGCAAGAGCTTGGGGGATCAACTGTTGATCTTCGGGCTGCAACTGATCCGCTGCCGCATATTGCAGAATCGTCTCGGGCTGGAACTTGGTGCAAATAACCTGCGCCTTGAGCCTGAGAAGCCCCGTAGCGAACAGCGCCACATCTTCCTGCATTGATCGCAGTCGAATCGAGGCATATTGCCCTTTAATCTGCTGTGCTGTAGCCGTTTCGGAAGCAAACGACGATCCACGGATAATGTCCGAAAGACCTGTGATTTCATAGATTTGGTTCTTGATCTCAGTCCGCGCCTGATAGCATTGAATCAGCGTCTGAGCGATCATGTCGATGGGCAGAAAGTCGATAGCGCCCTTCAAGCCACCTTTTTCGCCAAACGCCAGCCAGGTATCAACAGGCAGTAGAGCGTTGTTCTCGCCCTCGGTCATCAGTCGCTGCAATGCGGGCTGTGACGCGTCATAAACGCCCCTAACGCGCAAAGCCTTGACGAGTCCATCTATCCTATCGGACAGGATATCAAGCTCGTTAGCCTGATCCTGATACAGCACAAAGTCGGCCACCGGCACAAGGGTGTCGCTTGTCATGGTGGCGTAAAGCGGACGCGGGCAGGGGAAAAATCCTTCTAGCTCTAGCGGGTCGTCGCGCTCGTCAATGATGTTTGGCATCGACTTGCTGAACCAGTAGACCTTGCCGGTCTCTTTGTCCCAGTATTCACAAATCTTTGCGCGGGTGTGTTCTTTCGTGCTTTGGCCATACTGCTTGAGGGTGTCCGGGCCTGCATCGAAAGGAATCTTGTTGCCGACTTCCTCGCCAAAACGCTCAATCAGCGCCTCGCGGGTCATATACACCCAACGCCAAACTGCCGTTACTTCCTCCCATGTGCGAGCGACTGCATGGCCGAAGTCTTTCCAATGCACATAGTCAACGGGAGCGCATTCGTACTCAATCTGCTCCATCGGTTCGTCACCGGCCAGCGCTTGATTTCCAGCTTCCGGCTCGTCTATGTCCTCGGTGACTTCTAGTCCATCTTCCGGCATATCAATTGCTTGAACGTGCGGTTCATAGCGCACCCAAGACGTGCCACGCCCGCCAAGAAAGCGATCCTCGACGCAATGCTTCATCGTGCTGCGAAAGTCGGGATAATGCTCGATCTCAAAGTCCAGCGCCCGTTCGATCAGCAACGAGGCAACCCGTCCAACTTGGTCGTTATCACCGAAACGCCTTGACACATCAGCTTTGGGCAGACGCGCATAGACAGCAGGGATCAGCGTCTGAACGTTGCTCCATAGGATGTTGAACTTGGCAGTCTCGTTCGTGTTCTGACTGCGGTTGTCGTCCCGATAACGCTTGATGATCTTCTGAGCGCGGGCTTCCCACTTCTTGAAGTCGTTATCGTAGGCTGCAACGTTGTGCATCAGCTTTTGCAAGCCTGTGCTCTGTTCTTCGCTCATTTGTTTCGCTCCGAGATAGCGCGAGCCTTGGCGCGGGCATCCTCTTTACTGGATGCTCCCCACGCCTTCAACGCTAACGCCAATCGAGTTGGACTACCGTTCTTTTCCATCGGCCCGGGCATATTGCCCATGCGTGCCAAGAATGACGCTCTGCGCGGATTGTCACCTGCCTTGACCGGTGGCTTCAATGTGCCGCCCGTCTCAGCTTTGTACGAGGCTCGCCCCTTGGCATTCAGACCGCCCTCGGGATTCTTGCCCTCGCTACGCGTCCATGCAGCAGTCATTTTTTCTCCGGCTTTGCAGTCTTAGCAGATTCGCGGAAGTCTTTAGCAGTCGGCGCACCGGGATCGCCAGGCTTACGCATACGCTCGCCCGAACCGGCTTTGATCCGTTCTTGCTTTGCTAGAATGTTGGCGTACAACCCGGCTTTGTTCATGCTGTGAAGATTCCAACAGCAATGACCGACACGCCGCTGCCAGTCGTGATCTTCCACGGGCCGGTAGCTGCTGCCATGTTGAGTTCTAGGCTATACGTTCCAACGGGAGTCGTTGCGCCAGTAATGACGATGCTTGTCGAGCCGTCGATCAGCGTGACGTTAGATGCAGTTGCGTTCGCAGCCACTACGATCAAACGGTGAACGTAATCACCGACTGCACCAGTCCCACCCAATACTTGCGCGGTTTGACTAGCTGCTACAGTTTCATACGCATAACGATACGGATTAGCTACGCCACTCATATTCGTGATCCTTTTTGTTTAACAGTCGCCCACATATCGTTCAGGGTAACTGTGTTCATCGGGCCTACCATCAAAGGCTTGTCTCTATCCGGCGCTTTGACTG